CTTCCCTCAGATTCCTTGGTCCGGAGCGCTACGTACTAAGCACTAAGCCCTGCGAACTGAGTTTGAAGTACAGCGATCGAGGTTTCGGTATGGTGTTCAACGGCGTGCAGCAGGTGCACGCCGATACACTGTTTGGCAAGCATGCGAAACAGATCACGCTGGTTGATGTCGAGATTCATTTTGAGGGCGGTAACATGCCGGTGTTCTCGCTGGCAACTATGATTCCGGGCATGTATCCTCGTGTTCTACGCAGGGGAGACACTGTTGAAGTCAGCTAACACAAACTGCTCCATGCCAGGCTGCGATAAGGAGCCGCGGCGGGGGCAACGATATTGTAAGGATTGTCACGGTTTGTATATGCGTGCCTGGCGCGCCAAGCGCAGGCGCGAGGAGTTGCTGCTGCGTGCCAGCGTGGTGAAGCTGCGTAAGCGGATTGCGGAGTTGCTCGACGCGGAGCGGGTGTCTTGAAGAAGGAAATAACGCTCACCGAGCGGAACCCTTACACTGAGCTGACGATCGGACAGAAGAATTATGTCGAGGCGCGGCTGCAGGGACTGAGCACGGCAGCGGCACTGCGCGCCTCCGGGGTTACTGCCCAAGCGAGCGTCATGGAGAGGAATCCGAAGGTACGCGCGGCGATTCGGTACTTGATTAAGGAGAGTACCAAGAGCGTTACGGAGCTGACCAAGAGCGACGTACTGACCGGCATGATGGATGCGGTAAACGCGGCGGCGACAGCCAGTGAGTTGGTGATGGCGTGGCGCGAGATAGGGAAGTTGCTGGGTGCGTATGAGCCGGAGCGGAAGATATTGGAGATTCGTGACTATTCAGTGGATGAGTTGAAGACACTGTCTGACAGGGATTTGGCGCGGCTCGCTGGCAACACCATGCAGGAGGTCATTGAGGATGCCGAATACTCCGACGTTAGCACCCCGTCTTAAGCTGTTGATGCGCGCCATCGTTGATGAGATGGAGTACGAGAAATGTCGCAAGGCAAATCAGCGGGACCCCACGCAGAAGAAACACAAGCGAACCATGCCGCGGGCCTGGCTGCGTAAGCAGAAGGTGCTGTTCCCGGAGGAGTGTGCAGAGGCAAAAGCGGAGGTCGAAGCTACTCGTATGGCGTTGTCGGAGAGGACGACACGGCGACATCTGGCAGAGGCAGAAGCACGGCGTAAGGAGCCGCGCGTGTCGCTTGAGCGTATCGCCGAGGAGGAAGAGCTTAACGATAAGCAGGTAGCGCAGCGCGAGCTGGCGCAGCGCGAGCTGGCACGGCGTTACTTGATAGCCAGTATTGTGCGTTTCAACCCGGACTATCTGGCGGGCTGGGTGCACAAGGATATTTGCACGCGGCTGGAGAAGTTCATGCGCGCGGTCGAAGCGGGCGAAAGTCCGCGGCTGATGTTGCAGATGCCGCCGCGGCACGGCAAGTCGACTATTGCCAGTCAGGAGTTTCCGGCCTGGCTGCTCGGCCATCACCCGGACTGGGAGCTGATTGTTTGTTCCTACGCGGAGACGCTGGCGCTGGACTTTTCCAGGAACGTGCGCTCACGCATGCGTGACAAGGAGTATCACGCGCTGTTCCCGGCCACTAAGCTGGACAAGGATAATCAGAACGCACAGGGCTGGAAGCTGACTAAGAAGGGCGGCTTTTTGCCCGCCGGTGTGGAAGGACCGATCACGGGCAAGGGCGCGCACGTGCTGATCATTGATGACCCGATCAAGAACAGTCAGGAAGCCGAGAGCGATGTGAAGCGTGCGGGCATCATGCGCTGGTACTCGACCACGGCGTATACAAGGTTGGCGCCGGGCGCCGGAGTTTTGATAATCCAAACTCGTTGGCATTTGGATGATATGTCCGGACGGCTGGAAGCTGACATGCAGGAGGGTAAGGGCGATATTTTCGAGGTAGTGCGTTACCCGGCGGTGGCGGTGATTGACGAAACGTACCGTAAGCGCGGCGAGCCGCTGCACAACGAGCGTTACAACCTGGCGCAGCTGCAGATGATCCGTAAGGCGGTCGGCGAGCGCACATGGGCGGCGTTGTACCAGCAAAACCCGGTGCCTGACGAGGGCGCGCAGTTCCAGCAGTCGATGATTAAGTACTATCGGAAGGCTGACCTGCCTGAGCTGCTGACGAACGTGACGGCGTGGGACCTGGCCATTGGCCAGAAGGAAGTGAACGACCAGACCGTAGGGCTGACCTGGGGTAAGGATGTGACGGGCAGTTACTGGTTCATTGACTGTCGGCACGGGCACTTCGACAGCTTCGAGATTGTTAACGAAATTTGTGACGGCTACGTCAAGCATCGACCGTACACGGTGGCGATCGAGAAGGATAAAGTTGCGCTCGCAGTGGGGCCATTGCTGGACACTGTCATCACTGATAGGGAACTATACGCACTACACATCACAGAGCTTAAGCCCGCGCAGGAAGGTAATAAAGTCAAGCGTGCGCGGACATTGCAGGGGCTCATGCGACGTGGCCAAGTGTGGTTACCGCACCCTGACGAGGCGGAGTGGGTGAACGAGTTTGTTACAGAGTTGCTGCAGTTCCCGTACGGTCGACGTGACGATCACGTCGACGCAGCGGCGTGGCTGGCGTTGTTGTCTACCGAGACGCCCGCGCCGGGCAGAAATTACAGTAAATTAACGAAGCGTGCCAGCTGGCGTGACCGGCTCAAGCACATGGCGCGCGGTGAGCGCAGCATGATGAGTTCTTAGGAGTTAGAGCATGAATTTGACAGACCTGGTAGGCGTAATCCCGTCGGTAGGCTTACGTGAGTTGGAAGATGCTCCGTTCGACGTAACTTACATATTTCCAGCCAAGGATTATGGCGCAGCCGCGAACTGGACCGAAGTGATTGAGTCACCGCCGGGCTTTCGCGGCACTGTGCGCGCAGTCACGTTGTACGACGTTACCGAGGTATTTAACGAACCCACCACACCTGCGTATGTTTACGTTGGCATCTCTGGTGATATTGATGCTTACGCGTTGTCGGCCAGTCTTGGCGCTCTGGCAGCTAATGCGTCAGACTCACCGGCGTTGACACACGGTGCGACGCGGTACATCCCAGCGAACACGACCATTCACGTGACCGGTGTTGGGGTGACGGGTACTTTGCCGACAGGTATCGCGACGACTGCCGTCACGATCCAGTACTTTAAGTAGGGGAACAACGTGACACAACGGATAAAATTATCGCAGGACTACCTGCCCTGGGGCGTCAGAGTTGCTGACGGCCAAATCGCGGATCAGTCGCACAATCACAAGTACGGCTACAACGCGGCAGCCGGTACTACTGCCGAGACAGTTTGGCTGCAAGGCGCGGCCTACACCTGGCCCGCAGCGGCTGCGGTGTTAAACGTCACCAGTACCGATGATACGGACGATAAAGCAGCGGGCGCCGGTGCGCTGACCGTCTTGATTGAAGGACTTGACGCCAACTACGCAGCAGTTACCAGCACGGTGAC